ATTCAATGAATGGCAACTAATGTATTTTTCCAGAACTATAACTATTTCAATGAACAACAACTTATTGATGATTTAGTAATAGAAAGTATCTCTATATTCGGTGTTGATACATTTTATGTGACTAGAACTTCTAGCGCGTTTGATCACATCATGAATGAAGATAGATTAACAGTGTTTGATGCTGTATATCAAATGGACATGTATGTCAAGTCTGTCGATGGTTTCAGTGGCCAAGGTGACTTCCTTTCAAAATTTGGATTGGAAATTCGAGATCAAGCAACATTTACCGTTGCATATAGAACTTTTGAGCGTTTTGCAACACGTCACGATCCTTCTTTACTACGTCCAAAAGAAGGTGATCTGATTTACATGCCAATGAATAATAAGTTCTTTAAGGTCATGTTTGTAGAACATGAATCGGTATTCTATCAGACTGGGGCTCTTCAAGTATATGATCTCAAATGCGAATTATTTGAATATTCAAACGAGCGATTTGCTACAGGTGTCGACGATATTGATACACATTATGCAGATCACAAAACTGATGATATTGAAAACCTTGAAGATATGTTTATTGCAGACCCAATAGCTAAAAATATATTCTATGAAGAAAAAGGTAATGATATTATAGACTTCAGTGAGTTGGATCCATTTAGTGAAACTATATTCCCACCATCAAATTATGGAACTACTGCAGATTCAATTAAAGTTACCGCAGATGATAATGTAATCACTGCAGACACAATATAAGAGGAACAAATGGCTAAACAAACCATAAATGTAGGGACAACTGCCAATGACCGCACTGGCGATCCTTTAAGAACGGCATTTACAAAAATTAATCAGAATTTTACTGAATTGTATAATGTTGATGCTAATACTGTCATAATAAGTGATATTACTGATCTTACTGATACTTCAAATTTATTATTTTCAGGTAACTATGACGATCTAGCAAATACACCGTTCATTCCTTCAGATATTTCTGATCTTACTGATACACAAAATTTACTTAATCCGCCACTTACTACATTCACGAATATAGTACTTACAAATTCCGCATTTATTATATTACAAGGCGAGAATTTTTTTGAAAAAGAAGATTATGCAACAGGAAATTCTGCAATAGATACTTTTGTACTCGAAGGTGAATATGGCGGTGTTGGTATTACAAGAGGTGATGATGGCGGTATCTACAATCCATATAGAGAAGAAAGTTTCGATGAAAATCTTAGCCCAGATGGAATTTTGTGGAATTTGGAAGGTTGGGATGATTTAAGTAATATTCAAACAAGATCATTTATACCATTTTATCAAGCATATGGAGGTGATTTTGATAATTTAGTACCTGGTTCAAAAGCAATAATGCATATACCAGATTATGGAAAATATTATGCAATCCATTGGTTAAGTTGGACTGCAAATAATAGTGGTGGCGGATTTAGTTACAGTCGATATGAAATTAATGAGAATGAAATCATTGAAGGTGTTAAGTTTGCAGATGATACCGTACAAAAAACAGCATGGACTGGAGGTAGAGTTGTCAATTTCCCGATATCTAGTTTAGGTTCTGCAGGTGATAGAGAAGGTGATATTGCATTTACATCGACTCATTTTTATTATTGCATCACTGATTATGGAAACGGTACTAATGATATTTGGAAGCGGGTTGCTTGGAGCAATGATACTTGGTAAGATTGGAATCATAAATGTCATTTGTAAATTACTTCTATAACGCAACTACTAAAAAATATATTGCGCTATTTGGAACCACATTTAATAAAATTTCTATTATTCGTGATGATCCAAATACTGGAGATTCTGTTCAACGAATGATTGTGCCTATTTCATATGGTCCATATCAAAAGTTCCTTGCTCGTGTGAATCAGGATCCAGAAATTAACCGAAAAACTGCCATTACACTTCCAAGAATGGCATTTGAAATAACAAATATGGAATATGACGGTTCGAGAAAAATTAATTCAACGAGACGAATTTCAGGTCAATCTCACAGTGATGATAAAAAGTCATTCCAGTATGTCGGTGTTCCTTATAATTTAAACTTTACTCTCAGTATTATGACTAAATACGCAGAAGATGGTACACAAATACTAGAACAAATTATTCCATTTTTTAAACCAGAATGGACTTACACAGTCAAACTTATAGATAATATTGATCCAATAGATATTCCAATAGTTTTAAATTCGGTAAGCATGGACGATCTTTACGAAACGGATTTTGAAACAAGAAGAAGTCTCTTATGGACTTTGACATTTACTATGAAGGCTTGGTATTTTGGACCTCAAAGAGAATCAAGTGTCATTAAATTTATTGATGTTAGAACACATACTAAAGTGACTGCTGATGCTGAACCAGAAATGCAGTTTACAATACAACCGGGCTTGACTGCGAATGGTCAACCAACTACATCAGTTGATGAAACTGTTGATTACGAACTTATCAATGTAGATGATGATTGGGGACTTATAACTATATTTAGAGATGAAATAGAGGAACCGTAATGGGTGATGATAAAATTGCTAGTGCTCTCGGATTAAAACCATTATCCGAGGCTTTAGATAAACATGAAGAAACTTCAACTGAAATTGCGATTCAGGAACCTGCAGATATCGTCCCTGCGGTAGTTGAAGATAGTGAAACAATTCGTGATATAGAACAGGCTAGAGGTAATATTAAAAATATCATTGAGCAAGGTGATGATGCTCTGAAAGAAATGATGTCTCTTGCCAAACAGTCGGAATCTCCGAGAGCATTTGAAGTTGCTTCAACATTAATGAAAACACTTCTCGATGCAAATAAAGACTTTGTTGAAATGTCCATGAAGAAAAAGTATGCAGTGGATGAAGTCAATGCACCAAAAGAAGCTGCTCAGACAAATGTCGTAAACAATAATTTGATACTCAGCACGAGTGATCTATTAAAAATGCTTAAAGGTGAATAATGTTAGAAACAGGCTACTTAGGTAATCCACTACTTAAAAGATCTGGTACTCCAATTGAATGGACTCCAGAGATGCTTAAGGAGTATATGAAATGCGCAGAAGATCCGATCTATTTTGCTGAACGATATATTAAAATTGTTCACGTTGATCATGGTTTCATTCCTATTCAATTATATGATTACCAAAAAGATATTATTAACGCAATTACAGATAATAGACGAGTTGTAGCTAATACGTCGAGACAGGCAGGTAAAACAACTACCGCTATGGCTGTTATTTTACATTACATTCTATTTAATGAATACAAGACTGTTGCTCTTCTTGCAAACAAGGCAGCATCAGCACTTGAAATTCTTAACCGCATTCAGATGGCTTTCGAAGCATTGCCAGGTTGGTTACAACAGGGTGTTGTCACGTGGAACAAGGGTTCTATGGAGCTTGAAAATGGTTGTAAAGTTATTGCAGCTGCTTCATCATCGAGTTCTATTCGTGGTAAATCTATCGCATTCCTATACATCGACGAAACCGCGTTCTTGAACAATTGGGAAGAATTCTTTGCATCTGTTTACCCTACAATTTCGTCTGGTAAAGAGACAAAAATTCTACTAACATCGACTCCTAACTCATTGAATCACTTCTGGAAAATATGTAAAGAAGCACAAGAAGAAGTTGATGAAAAAGGTCGTGGAAAGAATGGTTATATTTACATCGAAGTCACGTGGGATAAAGTACCAGGTCGAGATGAAGCTTGGAAAGAAGATACACTTGCGTCAATCAGCTGGAATATGGAGCAATTCCAACAAGAATTTTGTGGGTCATTTATTGGTAGTTCTAGTACTCTTATCTCGGGAAGTAAATTAAAAGAACTTTCATTCTCTACTCCGATACACGAAGGTGAAGGTATTCGTCAATATAAGACTGCTGTAAAAGGTCATGCATACGCGATGGTAATTGACGTATCAAGAGGCAAGGGTCTTGATTATTCAACGTTCTCTGTTCTTGACATTACTACAATGCCATATGAGCAAGTATGTGCCTTTAGAGACAACTACATTGGCCCTGTAGATTACGCCAGTATTATTTACAGAATAGCAAAATTATATAATGAAGCTTCTGTATTGATAGAAATCAATGACATCGGCGGACAAGTCGCTGATGTTCTTTACTTTGACTATGGATACGAAAATATGCTATTTACTGAAACCGCTGGAAGATCAGGAAAGCGAATTTCTGGTGGCTTTGGTAAAAATGTTGACCGAGGTATCAGAACAACAAAAACTGTAAAATCAATTGGTTGTTCTATATTAAAATTGTTAGTAGAACAAAATCAATTAATGATCAATGACTTTGAAACGATACAAGAATTAGCAAGATTTGCCCGCAGAGGACCTTCGTATGAGGCAGAATCTGGAGCACACGATGACATGGTTATGACATTGGTACTTTTTGCTTGGTTGACTGATCAGACATTCTTTAAAGATATGACAGACATAAATACACTTGCAAAACTGAGAGAAAGAACAGAAGAAGAAATAGATGATTTTCTACTTCCTTTTGGTTTTTATGATGATGGTAGAGATGAAATCGATCAACCGGTTTATATCAATCCTAACAACTGGTAATCAAAACATCAAAGATTATAAATAGGATTGAGATTTGAATTAAGAACAATCTTATTTTATAACAAAGGAGAAAAATATGGTTTTTTCTGTAAGCCCATCCGTAACAATTCGTGAGGTTGATGCTACAGCAACAATTCCAGCGATCGCAACTCCTCCTGCTGCAATCGCTGGTGTTTTCCGCTGGGGTCCAGTCAACGAAAGAATTTTAGTTACTTCTGAAAACGAGCTAGTTTCTCGTTTCGGAAAACCAACTGACGATAATTATGAAACATTCTTTACTGCTGCTGACTTTCTTTCATACTCAAATGCGCTTTATGTAACTCGTGTTACAAGCACTTCTGCAAATACCGCAGGTGGTACATATTTCAATGCAAAATATCCAGGCGCACTTGGAAATTCAGTTGAAGTTTCATATGTTACAAGCTCAAACGCGTATAGCGAAGCATTGACAAATGAAAATCTTATCCTAAACACAGGTAACAATGATATAATAGCGATTGGTACAAATCAATTTGTAATTGAAACAACTGATAACTTCGAAAGTTCTCTAGCTAATGGCGATATCATTAGAGTAGGAAATGACGATATCGGTTATCAAAATTTAATAGTTGATAATTATGTTAAGGTTACAACAGTAGATGATAATGATACTGCTAACACTGCCGATGATTTTAACGTATACACTTATACAATTAATTTTAAAAATAAGTATTCACTATCAGAAACTTCATATAAAGAGCTAACATATACTCGTTTCTGGGGTCTTTCATACCTATTCAGCGGTGCACCAACCGCTGGTAATATGCACATAGTTGTAACAGATAGAGGTGGTGCTATTACGGGCGTTTCAGATACAGTGCTTGAAGTATATGAGAATGTTTCCAGAACACCATCGGCAAAACTGCAAGATGGAAGTAATAACTATTATGCAACCGTTATTGAAAACAGATCAGACTGGATTGTAGTAGATGATATTCAATCATTAGACAATGAATCTAATGATTTTGGATACGAAAGACTTGCAGGTGGCCTGGACGGTTCCAGTGAATCTTCTATTCCGTTTGGAAGAGTTGCATTAGGATATGATCTATATAAAGATGCTGCAGAAATAGATATAGCGTTTATTCTACAAGGTAAAGCAACATCAGCCAACCTTCCAAACTATATAGTTCAAAATATAGCAGAAAATAGAAAAGATTGCGTTGCGTTTATTTCACCGCCTTTCAGTGAAGTTGTTACACCATCTAACCCACAAGTAAAGATGAATAATGTAATTGATTTTAGAAATCTAGTTCAAAATTCTTCTTATTTCTTCATGGACTCTGGTTATAAGTATCGTTACGACAAATACAATGACGCTTATCGTTGGGTTCCACTTAATGGTGACATGGCAGGTCTTTGCTCAAGAATTGAACCATATGAATCACCAGCTGGATACAAGCGTGGTGTTATCAAAAATGTAGTCAAACTTGCTTTTAATCCAAATAAAGAGCAAAGAGATCAACTTTACGGAAGTGATATTAACCCAGTCATTTCACAGGTAGGTCAAGGTGTTCTACTATTTGGCGACAAGACAGGTCTTGGAACCGCGACCGGCAGCGCCTTTACTCGTATCAATGTCCGTAGACTTTTCATCACTGTTGAAAAGGCTGTGGCAACAATCGCTGCTTCATTCCTATTCGACTTCAATGACGAGTTTACTCAGACACAGTTCAGAAACTCAGTAGAGCCATTCTTGCGTGATATACAAGGCAGAAGAGGTATTATTGACTTTAGAGTAATTTCTGACGCAACAGTAAATACGCCTGATGTTATTGATAGAAATATCTTTAGAGGTAATATTTTCATCAAACCTAGTAGAACCATTAACTTCATCGAACTTACATTTATTGCTACTAGAACAGGTGTTGAATTTGATGAAATTATCGGCCAGGCTCTTTAATAAATAAAGACATAACAAGGAGTTTCAAAAATGGCATTCAGTATTAATGAATTTAAATCACAACTAGTAGGAGGGGGCGCACGCAGCGCCCTCTTCCAAGTACAAATTACAAACCCAATTCTTGGTGTTGCAGATTTTAAAGTACCTTTTATGGTAAAAACTGCTGCTATACCAGAATCTTCAACTGGTGTTATACCAGTTCCATATTTTGGAAGAATAATTAAATATGGTGGTGATAGAACATTCGGAGCGTGGCCAGTTACTATTATCAATGATGAAGACTTTGCAGTTCGCAATGCAATGGAAGCTTGGTCAAATGCTATCAACTCACATATTACTAACTTTAGATCTTCACCGTTTGATTATAAAGCTCAGGCTCAAGTCACTCAGTATGGTAAAGATGGTAGTGTATTAAGAGAATATACATTTGAAGGCTTGTTCCCAATTTCAATTTCAACTATTGATCTTTCATGGCAAGCGCAAGACCAAATTGAAGAATTTGGCGTAACATTTGAATATGATCTTTGGAGAATATCCGGCGGGGTTACTGGTAATTCTACCACGTAATTTATTAGAAGGAATATAATATGAAGTTGTTTGGATTCGAGATCAAGCGATCTGAGGATGAATTAAAGAATCAACCGGTGTCTTTTGCAGAACCGTTGAATGATGACGGAGCTTTAACCGTAGGAGGTGCCGTTGGTGGCTCCTACGGCATGCTTTTGGATTTGGAAGGTACTGCAAAATCAGAAGCTGAACTTGTCACTCGTTATAGAGCTTTAACTGTAAACCCTGAAATACAACAAGCAGTTGATGAAATTGTGAATGAAGCTATTAGCGTTGATTCACATGACAAAGTTGTTAACATAATACTTGATGAAACAGGACTTTCTGATAAAGTCAAGGAGAGAATAAGTGAAGAATTTCAAAATATTTTAGGTTTATTAGATTTTTCCAATATTGCATACGAAATATTTCAAAAATTCTATGTGGATGGGAGATTAAATTATCACGTCATTATAGACGAGAAAAATTTAAAAGAAGGTATCAAAGAACTTAGATATCTTGACCCGAGAAAGATTCGACTTATTCGTGAAATGCAAAATGAACAAATCAAGGATCAAGCCAGTA